CAATTTTCAGACATCGAACGTGTGCTGCAATCTCATCGGGCCTGTATCCGTCACAATACAAGATCTCGGGTCGCAGTAGTTCTTTTAACCTGGCTTTTGCTTGTAAGAATATAGGACTGAATATTGCGGCAATTGCTTTTGCTTGCCATACAATGATGCGCACAATTTGTTCTCGGAATTGTTTAATCGGCTTAGACTTAAGTAGAGATTCCAGTTTCTGGTGAACATTGACTCTGTTCAAGTCGTGCATTTCCAATGGCTCTGTCATCATTTTGTCCAATTCTGCATCCAATTCAGTCACTCCTGTTCTTTGTCGCAACCATTCAATTGTGGCATGCATATTGTAAGTGATAGGAGTGTATTTCTTTACAATTTCAGCATGGTCCGTTCTGAAGCAATGTTTTGCCAATCCCAAGAGTTCTGCAGTTGCATCATAAGGCCCATGTTCGAACAAAACTCTGTTCTCCATTCGCAGACTAGATGCATTTAACTCTCCGAAGATCATTTTTGTTAACACTGGTCTAGAACGTAATGGGTATTTAGCCAGAGCGATCTTTTCACTGGTCACCACCTTGTTTGGTTGCTCACTTGATCGCAGTGGCCTAGACGTAGGCACTGACATCGGATTAATCACTCTCACCTCTCCTGTTAGGTCTGTGTCCTCGTATAAGTTAATGACGTCTAATGGCGCCAATTCGATCACCTCATCGCCGGCATTCCTACCACTGTTGTCCACTGGAACATACGGCCAATAATGACTTTTGGCCATGGCCCCTCCCTGTGGTTCCACCAATGGTGTGTCTTGGAATCTTGCCATAGTCAAGCCTTCAATTTCCCGGTGAGCTCCTGGGCGCAAGTCTACGATTTCACCTGCTCGCCACTCAGAAACTAGTTGCATCACTAGTTTTAACCAATGATCATCAGAGCGTGCGTATTGGTATTTCCCGTCGTTGATGATAGCCAATCTGTTCATATCTCGTAAATCTTTTCTTCTTTCAGATACTTTTGCATCATGGAAAGTGCTTGGGTGCCTCAAGATTGCTCCCAAGTACGTGCATTGCGGTGGTGCAGTGCCCCTGCCCCAAGTTAACAATAC